CTTCCTCACCGAACTCGCTGACGAACGTATACACGTACGCCCGAGTCTGATCGAGGTAGGTTGTATCGACAGGCGTTACAGTCGGGGCGACTAGCGGGGTCGGTATGCCGAGAAAGTACTCATCAAGTCCAGCTTGGATTCTGAAACTCGTATTGTATTTCGGGATGCCATCACCGGCCCAATAGTATCGGTCCCACAGGTCGTTGATGATGGGCGAGCGAGCGACATCGACGTTCTGGCTGTCAAACGTAAGCCACGTATCCTCGTATAGTCCGTCGTTGTCTTTGACTCGGAACGCTCGGCGCACGTTGATGTAGTCAAAGAAATTCGCTTCCTCGCGCAATGCTCTAAAGCCACGAAGCTCCCCTTGGAGCAGCTTGGTGTTACGGGCAGCGGTGGCAGCCATCGGAGGGAGTAACCTCTCCGACGTGCGGGGGACCAGCCCCATGAACCCTTCAAGTTTGATTCCGGCCATGATTACGCTGCCACGCTGCCTTCAACCAAGCCCTGCCACGCTGCACCGTTAGCCCCGGTCGGCAGTATTCGCTGCGTCCAAGTAATGCCATCGGGCGAAGTGTAGCACTCGTCGCTGGTGCAGAGGCCGATAAACAAGCCGAACTCCTCGGAGTACAGGAGCGACTCAATCGAAACAGTCGATCCGGGGTCGCCCCGATCTGTCCATGACAATCCGGTGGTGCTAGTCCAGACCCTATTGGAATGTGATCGCACCCACGTACCGTTGCCGTAAGCCAAGGACAAACAGCCGCTGCCTATTCCAGCAGCGTTTACAGCCCACAAGCTACCGTCGTCGGTATAAACGTCGTCGGTTCCGCCACGGTTAGAGGCGACAATCCTACCTGAAGCCCCTTCGACAATATCGTATCCTGCAAGGCCGTTAACGAGCGTAGTTGCATTCGCCCATGACGTGCCATTATCCGAGAAACCTATCGGCTCTGCATCGAAGGTACAGCCCGCGAATAGTCGGCTGTACGTAGTGGACCAAAGTAGGCCGACCCACTGCTCGGCGTTATCAGGAGCATCAGTTAATGTCCACGCGACACTGGTGGGGTCAGTTGTATACATGGCCCGCTGTGAGCCGGACTGCGCAACGGCGACGTAAAGACCCAACGACGAAGCGTACTCGACACGATTCCAGTCGGTCGTCGCATCCGGCGTATTACTGCTCTGGTCAGTCCACGTTATTCCGTCAGGGCTTGTCCAACACTCACCGTTCTGTCCTACAGCAACAAAAAGCTGATCGTCAGCAGAGTAGCAAACGCCCTGTATGTTTCCGGCGACAGGCTGCACAGCAGAGGTCCATGTAAGTCCCCCGTCATCGGAGTACATGACCTGCTTATCGGTATCGAAAACAGTAGAGGAAACGGCAACTATACGTGCCATCGAGCCTACGATCTCAACCGTGTTCGATTGCGCGTTCGGGCCAGCCTGCATAACGCCGACGACATAGTAGTTCTTAGTCGAGCTGTCGCTCTCGAACGCACCCTCGTCCGTATATGCAAGAACAGTATTGCCGACCGTGGCGATGAGCGTGAACAGGCCCGCACCTATCTGTCGGTAAATCTGGTATTGGACTACATCGTTGCCGACATCAGCAGCGACAGCGGCCGTCCACGTCAGGTTCACATCTTCGGTATATGTTCCATCTCGCTCGCCCGATAAGACCGGAGCAGTCGGAGCAGCGACAAATGACTGCTCAAAAAAAGCTGCTGTGCATGTGTGTACAACGATGTCACCGGCAGTGAAAGAAAGCGCGGTCGTGCCTTCCTGCGCACGCTCGACAGAAAGGTTGGCTCCGTTGACCGCCGTACAATACATGACCTCGAACGCGGAGAGGTCAGCCTTCCAGACGACGAGCGAAAAAATCTGCTCCTCATAGAAGTCGCTCAGCTCGGGGAACAAGTCAACGTCGGCGGGGTCAATGGGGAGCGTATCACTGGACGCACTAGCGCCGGAGGTAAGCAACGACCTCGCGAAGTTCGACCACTGAAACGCTCGAAACTCAGCCATTACAAGTCTCTGAGATACTCCAAGACGCCTGCGGTGATGTGCATCGCAACCTCAACACCTGCGTCGAACGGGAGTGCCGACGTGCCTTCCTGTGCTCGATCAATGGATAGCACGTCGCCCGTCCGCCCGGTGCAGTGAACGATCTCCCTGTTGCCGGTGCCGGTGTCCGTGAGAGTGACCACCGCGTACTCATACACATCAGGTGCGGGAAACAGCGCACCGTCGCCGGGAGCAACAGTAAGCTCCGTGTCGATGGCGGTGATGGCCGCGATGAGCGTCGAGATCGCTTGGTTCTTGAACAGGACTGTATCGACCATTACGACACCTTCATGATGTAGTAGATACCCGTGTACGGTGGGATCGTCGAGATCGAACCGAGCGTATGCGTATGCGCAGTAAGAGTATGCGTGTGCCCGCCGCCACCGCCAACAGACTCGCCGTAGAACTTGGCGCTCGTGTTGTTGTTGCGGAACTGGTGATGCTCCCAAATGTTCTCGCCGTTGTTGATGACGTGCCCATTATCCGGTGTCTGTCCGAAAGCATCGCCGGGCTTATACCGAACCGTCGCACCATCCAAATGCTTATGTGATGGAATCTGCGACTCGGTAAGCGTATGCGAGCCAGTCGTACCGCCACCTGACGACCCAGTATTTCCAGACGCAGTGGCTGCACCGCCAGTCGCGCCTAGCGAAATCGAGCCGCCTGCACCGCGAACGAATTGCCCACGAAGGTCAGGCGAACCGCCTGTGCCATCACAGTTCTGCCATCCTGCCGGAAGCGAACCGAGCGAGCCAAACCACATGAGGATGGTATTGATCGGTAATAGGTTAAGACCGCCGTTACTGGCAAGGTCGGCCTGCGTGAGAACTGCGGAGCCTCCGGCCGTCGCACGAGTGCCGTCGCCGGGGACCGCAACTTCGTTCGAGCTGTCGCCATCTGCGCCGCGAAGCGGGACAGCGATGATCTGGCCTGCGGTGAATTTAGTGTTCGCCCCATTGATCTGCGCATCGACGAGGTTGTTCTCGTCCATGTCGAGCGGGCCAGTCATCGTGGCACCGTTCTTCTGGACGAGTTCTTCCATCGTCTCCTCGGTGAGCCGTAACTCAAGCCGGGTGACGCCTAGTGTCCACGCCAGTCCAGTCGTGCCCTCCTGTGCTCGAACAACGGTTAGGTTGTCAACGGAACGGGCTGTGACCTGAACAATCTCAAGGTTCCCGTTGGCGTCCTGAAGGGCGGCTCTAAATTCTTGAGAGCCGGTCGGAGATGGGAACAACGCACCCTTGCCGGCCTCTAGTGAGATCGTCGTATCGACATCACTTATGCTGGCGGCGAGCAGGGCACTCGCGTTGTTCGTGAATAAAAAGTTGTCAGCCACGTTTGACCTCCACTATTGCAATCTGTACATCATCCAGTCGTGTTTGTCCCGCGCTCGTGTTAATAGTGAAAGTCACGGTGTATTCTTCGCCTTCGACTCCCCCGCTCGCATAGTACGCAAAGCGGTCGCCGTCAGGTCCGATCACAATTCGATCAATGAGCAACACAGGCGAAGTAGAATTTTCGACTTCAGCAGTTACGCTCGTAATCGTCTCGCCTTCCTCCAGCCACGAGTTAGCGAGGATCAGACGACGGCGGTCGGCGGATGCCGACTGCACAAATCGTCCAATCAAAGAGTAAGCACCTAGTCGCATAGCGAACTCCTAATCGTCGGGGGGCCGCACTGATCTACATCGAGCGCATCTGGCAGGAGGCAGATTCTCGGGTTGGCGGCAATCTCTAGCCCGAACACGAGTATAGGGATGGAGTATACCGCCCCGCCCTCGCTCTCAGCCAGCGCTAGGCTATACGCAAGGCTGTAGGTGTTCACGGGGCCGATGACCTCTGAGGCCAGCCCGTACGAGAAGTAGCCACCCGGAGGCTGCACCGGGTAAAGGTAGTAGTTCGCGCCGTCAATGGGAGAGTCCAGCCCATCCACACAGTCGGCGCTGAGATACGCAATGAGCGGTGAGTAGGCGTCGTCGCCCGTGTCATCGAACAAGACGATGTGATGTGCTCGGCGGTTGTCGGCGATCTGAAGCCACTCAATAGGTAGCCCGCCAGCGACGTTGTTCGAGAACGTCGGGGACCCCATCTCAGACGACGTAGCGATGACAAACGACTCATCAAGCTCGTCACGGTAGATAAGCGACGAGTCATACGAGAATGCCTCGGACAGCAAAATGCCCTTGACGCTCAGCGTGGTCCAGTCTAGTGAACCACTCTGTAAATCGGCAAAGGCTTGAGGGTATAGACGTGATGCACTCAAAACGCCTGACTCCGACGGACACCCCAACCCGGAGGATATGACCAGTTCTGCGCCTGGACGTATCCCTGCTTAGCTTGACCCATGTATCGGCCACACTGCGAGATGAAGTTGCGTCGGTGAAGCATCGCGGTCCTTGGATCGGAGTACGGCTTGTTCGGGTGCATAAAGCACCGGGCGAGCAGCCCTTCAAGGATCGCATCATAGAATTTGAGCGCCGCAATTCTCGGCAAGTGCTCAACGGATTGCTTCGGTGTGAGCGCGACGTAAAAATCGAGTGCGTCGTCAGTGTCGGTCGCGAGCTGCGGATACAGCTCAACCGCATCGGGGTGGCCCCCCGGCGCAGCGTAATAGTGCGTCGGTATATCAGAAGTCTTCGGGTTAGCACGCCCTGCTGCTGGCGGTCGATTTGGCAGCGGTGTGAGGGGCGTCCCGTTGAACGAAACGCCGAGCACAGAAATCACGTTCGAGTACTGGTCGTAAGGCGACTGCCAGTACTGCTTACTGCCCGCCTTGGCGTTGATGTTCTCGATCAGCCCCTGCCAAGCGAAGGTCCGCTCGAAGAATTCACGGGCAGTGAGCACTAGCTGTCGCGAGACGACACTGCGCTCGATGCCGGGTAAAAGCGGCAGAGCATCCTTCAGCCACGTGTCGAGAGTTACGTCGCACTCACATGCAGCGCCGTCGAGGAAGATTGCGTCAGCCATGTCAGATACCTATAACCGTACTACGGAAGGACTGAAGGAACATCATGGCTCGGCCCTCAAGCGTGAACTCGTCGTCCGTAGCTTCGATGGACCCAATCACGTATGTCATGAGAGGGGTGAAGTAGTGCATGTTGATCTGGAATGTCGTTGCCCAATCGTATTGCGGCGCTATTGCCGCATCGTCGTCAACGATCTCGGGGATGTTGAGGGCGTTCGCGTCGTATAGGTCGTAGAACGCATCAGGCCGAATCCGGCCGAGTTCTTGGAGGCCGCGATTCAGCGTGTTGAGCATATAGGAATCGGTAAAGCGAAAGGGCGTATCCGTATCCTGAAGCAGCTCACGAGCTTCGGTGATGAGGTTTTCGTATGACTTTGCCATCAGGTTCCCCCAAGGGAACTCCCGACCCCGTTAAGGGCCGGGAGCTTTGGGGTTTAGCCCTTGGCGACTACGCCGCGACCCATCGCAACGCCGTTCACGACTTTGTAGCCGTAAACTTGCAAGCCACGAAGCAGATTGGAGAACGAACGCTCAGAGCGAAGCGTCTCCATCTTCGTGAATTGGGCGGCGAAGGTCAGTGCAGCGTCGGTGCCGAACAGGACCGGCCACTCGTCCGCGTAGCCATCGACTTCGAGCAACAGGTTGCTCATGTAGATGGTGAAGCGGTCAATCATGCCGAGCCGACCGTTACGGAGCATCGACGTGCCGTCACCGGCCAGAGATGCGTCCTTCAGATCGGAGGTCTTGATACGAGCAGCAAGCCACGCCGGAATAACCAACCAACGGCCGGTCTCAGGAATGTTGCTCTCGTCGAGCACCTGACCACACTTGACGATGTAGTCAACGATGGCTTCGGAGTTCGCTCCACTTGAGCCGTCACCCGTACCCTCAGCCGTCGCGTTGACGAACTGCGGCACGCCGTTCTGGCCGAGATCGAGGTCGCCGGAAATGGCACCTGCGGTCAGGCCACGGTTAGCGGCGTTGATGTCGGTCGTGGTGGAGAGTGCTCCGAGAACGTCCGTATCGACCGCGATCTTCATCTGCTCGGCAGCGTCTTCAGACCAAATGCTGAGCTGGTCGATGTCCGCCTGAATCTCCATCACGTCATCGAGCGCCAAGTTGAAGTACTTACCTTTGTCGATAAGCAGCTCAACGATGTTGCTTGACGGACGCTGGATGCTGAGGTCGATGTCGGCCTCGTAATCCGCGATGGTGATCGTCGGGCGGGTACGGATGTTGACTTTATCGCCTTTGTTGGCGATCTCGCCCTCGTAGTCCGTATTCGCGATTGCACCAAGAACGGTGGCCGCGTAGAACTTCTCTACGAGCTTACCGCTCCAAACCTCGGGAATGAAAGTTCCCGAGTATGCCGGGGAGGGAGTTGACCCACTCCACGGAGTACCTACTGGAAATGACATGAGATATTCTCCTAACTAACTTGCGGTTGTTAGGTGCTTATCCCCGTAGTCGGTTCTCTGACTGCGCCTTGAACAAATCCCGCTCCAATTTCTGAAGCTCCTCGGGCATCGCCTTACCGGGATTCCGTCGGATGAATTCGTTCTTTCGTTGGTACAGTTGAGAAACCTCCTTCTGGGTCCACACCCTCTTTCCGGCCACGTCAGGAGCGCTTGCTGTCGGAGCGTTAGGCGCACCCGGTGCGACTAAACTCTCCATCGTCGTCTGTGGTTCCGCTGGCGGATCACTTGGGGGATCGGCCGGGGGAGTAGGCGTCGATGGCTCCGATGTTACAGCAGCGTTTTCGTTCAGATAGCCCTTGAAAATTGCGATGACTCTCGAAGCATCAAAATTGGCGAAAGCCTGTCGCAGTAAAACTCCTCTCTTTTGTCCTGCGTATGGATCGTCTTGATCCAGCCACGGAATGAAGCCTTCCTTGTCGTTGTTCAGTTCCGCCCAAGTTGGGACGGCTGCTTCCAACTGCCTGATGACTTCCTGTTGCTTGGAGTGTGCCACAGTTTTAGACACCTGTGAAGTAGCCGAAGCAACTTTGTCAACCCTGCCCTCAACGCCCTTCATCTTGTCGGCGACGAGCTTGTTGGCAATATCCTGCGCAGTTCGCTGGATAAAGTCGTGAAGGTCAGGACCAAAGGTCTCGATCTCGTCAGGGGTAACGGCTGGCGGTGGGGCTGCCGGAGGGTCAGCGGGTGACTCCCGAGTAGCCTGCATCGAGGCGAGCGTCGTTTCCAGATTGTTCTGGCGCTGGCGCATCTCTTGGATCAGGTCTTGCGCCCCGCCAAGCTCCCTCTGTAATCGGGGGACCTCAGCGTTGTACTTGCCCTGAAGTACGTTGTACTTATGCCGCCATCCGTCATCGCCTTCACCGGCAGGCGGGTCCTGCGGGGGATCAGCCGGGGGCGGGTCAGCGGGTGGATCGGCCGGGGGCGGATCAGCCGGGGGGTCCTGCGGGGGATCGGCCGGGGGCGGATCGGCAGGCGGGTCCTGCGGGGGATCAGCCGGGGGGTTCTTCATGTACTCAAGAATTTCGTTAGCAGCCTTTACTTGTTTCTGGACTGCCTTCGGGAGAGCGCTAGTAGTCATGCGTGTTCACCTTTAGACGGGTCGATTGGATTGAGATTGAAATTTCTTGAGTAGCACGGGCGCGTCGGTGAATGTGTCCGTGAGTTTCTTGAAAGCACCGACAGCCCCCTGCGCACGATAGAGCAGGAGGCCGTCGTGTTTGGTGCAATCGTCAGTCGCTTTTGCCGCGCTATCTTCGATCCATTTCAGGACAGTAGAAAAATCGCGGTTCCCCCGGAGATTGACGAGCGCCTGCGCTACTTCAGGCGTGATCTTCATCGTGCGTTAATAGCCCCCTGCGCCTTTCGGATCACCCATGCCTTGCGGGTGGCCCGCCGAGCGATTCGGGGGGAGATCACTGTTACCCTTCGTAGGGCCGCAAAACTTCGAGGGTGATTTGTTGGAATGGCTCTCGCCACGCCCACCCATCTTGGCATCCGTGCAATTCGGATCGAGGTCGCGATTGCCCTTCGTGTCGCCGAGAAACTTGCCTTTCATGAGAATCGTCTCCTACACATGTGCGTAAAACTGGACTATATCACTTTTTCCCGTTTTTGCCAGCACGGCGGCGGGCACGAGCGCCGGGGGTATGGGGGCCACCCGGCTCGCCTTCGGTTGTGATCCGCCTCGGGGTGCCGCCGCTCCTTGGTCTCGGTAACGGGTTCACCGGACCACCGTCTTTGAGGCCGAGGGCGTCCATCTGGTTCTGGCGACGGTTGCGAAGTGTGTCAGCCGTGCTACCGACGGACGTGGATTGTAGTGTGTCACCGCTGCGACGAACTCGTTTCTTTTTCTTTGGTGCGATAACTTTACCGCCGTCAGCGTATTTGTGAATGCGAGGTTTCATTTCAGCTCCTAGATATTCGTGACGCCGTTACCGAACCCAAAAGACCGGCGTCGCGTAGCAACCGTTGCGCCGTAACCTATATCATTTATAAGGTAGCTATCAACCGCAACAGAATCGGCGACGTTATCGGGGCTGTAGATAATCCCTGACCTTA